ACTGAGGGGTAAGTCAGTACTCGGCCTAGGGGCCTCGTAAGAGGCAACCGCAACGGGTCGCAAAGGTCTTCCCCGCTTTGCTCCCCTACTGTATATAAGGCAGGAAATTTAACGCATTTCCCGCTTTGACTCCTGTGATCTTAGACACACTGCTATAAGTCCTGCTCAGACGGTATATTGTACCGGATCTCACACGGTTCACTTTAGCAAATATTTTTTGTTGGGGAGTATTAGGACCCACGCGGTCAGATTCAACAAGGGGGGGTTGGTTGCGCGGTGCTGTGCCGTATTGTGCAGACTTAGACAGTACGGGGCAAGGTGTCTAGGGTGTTGCTAGTAAAAAAGGCGGGGCTGACTACAGTTTGGGCACACCCCTAATCCATTAACCCCGCAATTAAGTAACCGCCTAATCGCCTGCACCCCGCAACCGATAGCACCCGCACCGATAGCCGATAACCCCGCGCCGCCCGTTACTAGATCGCGGTGCAATAGAATCCGGACGACACGCCCGACTACGTTGTGAGTTATCCACAAGCTAAAGGTTAGGCAGACACGGGCAGAATTACCGCACCGATAGAGTTGCGCTATAGGGTAGAGCGGGTTTACACTTAATCCACCGGCGCACCCGCGCCCTATACCGATTAAAGGAGAGTAAATAAGTGAGCGATCTGAAAGAGTGCAATTGCTCTATAAGTAATGAAATTGTATGCGGATTACATAAGACCGTTGCAACTTATCACGGCATAACTAAAGCAATATGCCTAAACTGCGGCAAGGTTACGCAAGACATAACCGCGCTAGAGATCCTTAACGATCTTGATCCTATCTGCACCGGTTGCAATATGCACGCTATCGCTTGGCATAACACGCAAGGCGAGATCATAGTTACCGCGCAACTAGATCCGGATCAAGAGACCGCCCGCTATACGATTAAGGATACATATAAAGATCCGGCGCTTAATTGTGAGTGCGGTTATGGACACTAATTCTATGAATAAGAGACGCACCGCTAGTGAAATTATCCAAGACAATATAAAGATCTATGAAGAGAATAATATAAAGAATCTAGATGATCTAAATGCCTATACCCTAAAAATAAGACTAGAGAATAAAGGAGAATAAAGATATGAGCGCCGATACTGTAAAGTCTATGAAAGAAGAATTACGCGAGAGTCTTAAATATTCCACTATTGAAAATATAAGAGATAGATCTGGAGAGTTTATAGACGGGTATCTTCCCGTCTATAATAACCGCATAATAGAAGAGTGGCAGAATATGCCTAGTAAGTACGATAATTGCGGGGCGGCAGAATTGGGCGCGGGCGGTGAGATAAATATCGTAAACCTTATGAGCCTTGACCTTTATCTTTACTATAGCGACCTATTTAGCGAAGCTATGAAAGAATTGGAAGAAGAGTTAGAAGAAGGGGCGGCGCAGTAATGAGCGAGTTATTTTATACGCTAAGCGTAGCCGCGTACCTAATCGGGTGCGCGGTGCTAGCCGTCGCAATATGGGCGGGGATAGAGGGCGTCTATTGGATCTATTGCAAGGTGAGAGGGCGCGACTACTAAAGGCGTACTATCTCGCACCGGTTAGCCGGTGCGGGGTAGTCTGCAATTAGCAGACCCGCACCGGTAACGCACCGGTGAGGGAGAGAGTGAGAGAGAGTGAGAGAGTAATGACGATAGAGAAAGTACACCCTAGCGGTGCGTGGAGAATATCCGGCGTAGTAGAGGGAGAGGGAGATCACTACTACCTTACCCGCGTTTATTACGGTTATAGTAAATGGCAAGCGATACGCCTATGGCGTGAGCAGATTAAGGAGAGTGCGCTATGAGCGTAGAGATTAAGGTATCGCTAGGCGATATTTATATTACAACAACGCAAGACGATAGCGAATTGGCAATTAAAGAGGCTATGCAGACAATAGCTAATGAGTTAGGTGTATCTATCTCCGAGAGTTCACAATATGAAATTGTGGGAGATAACTATCAAGACACAATAGAGGGAGAGAGTAATGAGTAAGTGCGCCGTATGTAATGAACCTATTGACCGCAACGCCACCGGCGTTAGCGTTGAAGAGTGGTGCGTATGGCATACACGCCACGATAAAGAAGGAGAGGGAAAGTAATGGAATTGTGTACAGTCTGCGGTAATTCGGCTAAGTTTATAGAGATAGAGGGCGGTAATTACTACTGCCCTACCCATATCCTAAGTATGTACGGTATAGAGAGTGAGGGAGAGTAATGAGCGAGCTAAAGACCGCGCAATTCTGGACAATAGTAGAGGGTGAGAGTGAGCAAGTGCGTACTTTCGCTCTAATACCGGCAGGGTGGGAAGACACGTTAGATCAACACCCGCAAGATGATGAGATCTTTTACTGGTGTGATGAGCAAGAGTGGCTAGCTCTAGGTGCCGGTGAAGTGTTAGGAGACGCGCAAGTAATCGCTTGCGCTTGTGATGAGTGCGAGCAAGAGAAAGAGGAAGAGTAATGGCACTATGGGAATTAAACACGCCGGATATGGGCGCTAATGCTAAGTGCGATTACTGCTCAGAAGTAGTAACTAACTGGTATGACTCAGAGGATCTAGGCAAGGCTATATGTATCCCTTGCTTAGACGCCGGTAAGAGAGAGGATAAGTAATGAGTGAGCCACGCGAAGAAGATGACATAGCTCTAGGGCTAGACGAAGAAGAGATCGAAGATGAAACCTACGATACGCTAGACGAGAAATATGGAGATGACTAATATGGATACAGATACGAAAGAGTATTACGAAAGATTTACTATGACCCACGCTGAGCAAGTTAATAAGTTTGGTTGGTGTGTAGGTGAAGACGGCGAAGGGCATATCTGCAAGGGTTGCCCACAGGAGGCTAAGTAATGGAGATTAGAGAGTGTATCCAATGCTTCAATATGTATGACGAACCGGATAACCGCGAGGATACTTGCGAGTTCTGTCAAGGCAATTTAAGGAGAAGGTAATGAATACGACTTGCGATATATGCCAAGAAAATCCCGTAACCTATACGGGAGTAATGACGCTAAAAGGTGAGATCGCACTATGCGAGCCTTGCCATAACGACTAGAGAGGGAGAGGGTAATGAATAAGGAATACTGGCAAGCGAAGGCTGATATATGTCGGAAGGTGGGCATAGAACAGCTAATCGAGGGAGATATCCCTAATGGAACACGCAACCTAAAGAGAATGGTGAGGGCTATGGAAGAGTTAAACCTAATAAACGCACTAGAGGAAGAGAAGCCGGCTGCTGATATGTGGGCTAGCCTGATCGCCTCCGGACTTATGCTAACGGGAGAGGGGGAGAGCAATGAGTAAACTAGGTAAAGTAATAGCCTTTCACCCTGTTAAGTCGGGACTGAAGTTATTCTATGAGGTGATAGAGCCGGACGGCGAGACTAGGTGGGGAGGAGAGCGAGTCTTTGACGCGCTTAGCTGGCTGAACCTTGCCCCGAAGGGGTCTAGACTGCTGGTATCGGGGTGGGAGAGCGAGGATTTAGACGCTCAACCGGTAGGACAACCGTTAGATATAACCGAGATGTATCAAATACTAAAGGGGGTGAATTGATGAGCCTATTTATAGGGATACTGGTAGCATTAGTAGTTATATATGCGCTAATAGTACTAGAGGATAAACTTAATGACGATCAAAAGTAAAAGAGTGAGTGGCAAGCAGGCTATCCACTACCGCAACTATAGACGGGCAAGAGATCGCGCACTAACGCGCCTATCACAAGCCTATCCGGAAACTTACAAGGAATTGTTAGAATTGGAGAAGGTAAATGACGATACGAGTGGTGCGAAATGGATTAATATTGACGGTAACAGTAGCCTTATTGTGGTTACTGGCACCGGAGATAAGCGAGAGGGAGTCATTATCGAAAGTGCCAGTTATATCGCAGAGGGAGAGGGCGAGCGCGAGTGAGAAACGAAATAACAAGCGGATCGCAAGAGAATATAGTGCAGCTCTCGGCTATACGAAGAGAGAGACACATTGCCTCATCACCTTATGGACCCGTGAAAGCAGGTTTGACCACCTTGCAAAGAACCAGCAGGGATCAAGCGCTTACGGAATTGCTCAGCTCCTTAGAGAGCGTAGTAGCAGCCCTGAACTCCAAGTCCTACACGGCATTAGATACATTAGCCATCGCTATTCAGGGAGCGCGTGTCGCGCTCTCAGCCACTCCAATAGAAGAGGGTGGTACTGAGTGAAACTCCTTGACCTTTATTGCAAGGCAGGGGGAGCGAGCAAGGGTTATGCTGACGCTGGCTTTGAAGTAGTCGGTATAGATATCAAGAAGCAGAAGCGATATCCCTATGAGTTTATACAAGCCGACTGCTTGGAGATATTGCAGGATATGAATTACCTACAATCCTTTGATGTTATCGCAGCTAGTCCTCCTTGCCAAACACACTCTAGAACCAAGCATCTTAGAGATGCACAAGGTAAGTCCACTGATAAGGTAGATCTTATTCCGCAGACTAGAGAAGCCTTGATCGCTAGCGGTGTACCGTATGTGATAGAGAACGTGCCGGGAGCTCCGTTGATTAACCCAGTACAATTTTGTGGTTCATCATTTGGATTAAAGGTACGCCGGCATAGACTCTTTGAGTCCAATATAAAATTAACCGGATCTATCTGCGATCATAAGACGCAAGGCAAACCGGTAGGTATCTACGGTTCAATGCGTGATGAGATACCAAAGGGTGGACATACCGCTAAATCTATAGAGGAAGCACGCGAGGCTATGGGAATTGACTGGATGTTATGGGGAGATTTAGTGGAAGCCATACCGCCACGATATACTTATGAAATAGGTAAGCAACTTATATCTGTGCTATAGTTTAATCCTTGCGGATAGGTCTGCCTTCTACCTAACCGCACCTAAGTAGCCTCACCGTAACACTCTCCGGTGGGGCTACTTCTTTTTAATTATCGGTAGTATAAAAACCTTTACCCTTAAAGGTGATAGCGGGAGAGGACCACACTCGCTGCATAGACTTGTGGCAATCAGTACACATAGGTTCTATTACCTCAGCGTGGATAGACTGCTCGACTTCTCTGGTGCTACCGCAGTCGCAGTTAAAAGAATAGATCATAGCTTTACCGCCTCGTTTATGTATTTTTCAAACTCTTGCGCTCTTTCTTTTGTCGCCTCGTAATGCCCTAATGCTACGTTACATTTATTGCAAAGCAACCCTCTTACCTCACCTGTATTGTGATCGTGGTCTACGCACAACATACGGACTTCATCATTTTTGTTTTTGTTTTTCTTTGCTGTTTCAGTCTGTCCACATATCTTACAAACCCCGCCTTGTGCATCAAACATAAGGTTATAGTCTTCAAGCGTAAGATTAAACCTTAACTTGAGCATACCGTTTTTGCGTTTATCTTTATTGTTATCCCGATAATTCTTTTGGTATTCTCTTTCTTTAGGAGAGTTTCTTAGACGGTACTTACGCTGGTACTCCCTATGATATTTTCTTTTATCTTCTATATTCATAGCTTTACTGCTTCCTCGATTGCCAGGTAACCTACTAACTTGTAAGTCTTGTCTTTGTTCTCAAACTCCGTAGACACCGGCATCACTTGTGTATACCATTCTGGTTCTGGTAGATCCATAAGGTCAAAGGAATAGATACCGAGTGGAGTCGAGTTGATGTAGTACGGAATAAGATCCCGTTCTGCTGCTTGGGTAATCAGTTTGCGATACTTCATCTCTTCGATAAGCAGGGTTGGATAGTGAGTCTGTCTGCATTTAAGTTCGATATAGTGAGCAGCTTTGGCGCTGGTGCAATCATAAGAGTCATAGATCCCCGGCGACTTAACTAAGTCTGGGTAAAGGCTCTGTTGAAGGTAGTTAAATAACTCTTCTTCTTTCATCTAAACGGTGTCTCTCCGCCTAGTCTAAGTTGCAATCTGCGAAGGGACGCAATACATCTACGATCAGCAGTAGATACAGCGCACTCTAAGTACGCCGCTATTTGGTGTAGCGTAGCCATATCGTGATGACGCATACGCAATACAATCTGATCCTTCTCATCTAACTTTAGATAGGCTTTCTTAATATCTATCAGGCTAGCAAGCAGGTTGCCACCTTCTGCTGGAGAAGATGAACCGCGTGGTTGACCGTCTCTAATCATCTCTTGTGCCTGCTCTAGCACTGTTCCGTCTATGACGGAGGCAATAACAAAGGGCAGTAGCTGACCGAGGATAAGGGTTTCATAGTAAGCCTCGTCCATTAACTGATAGCCGGACTTGTTAGCCTTCTCCTTGCGAACGTAACGTTCTGCTGCTCGCCTCATCTGATAAGCAATACGCGACTGGTTGTACTCTAACTGCTTAGGATCTTCAACGCTCATCTGCTCAGTGATGTAATCATTGCGGGTGATAGCCCAAGCAATGCACTCCTGAGTGATGTCATCTTTCTCCACCCAATGCTTATAGCGCCGGTAGATTGCATAAGCAACCGACGGCGCTAGATCGTAGGCAACAGGGTGTAGTTCACTCACAGTCAGTTGACTCGACTTCAGGCCAGACGTTGTCTAAGACCATCATTGCAATAGCAGAATAGTTTAATAGATCCAAGAAACTATCACGCAAAGACTCGTTGCTAGGCTTAACGCCTGAGTCAAGCAGGTTGTTAATGCGAGCTATCTTATCCCACATACGTACACGCAAACCATTAAGTGGTCCACCTGGTGAGTGAGCAATATTCTTTGGGCCATAGTCTCGATGCTTACGCAATAGTAAGTTGCCAGCCTGATCCATAATGCGCCAGACGTCAGCGACAAAGGCATCATCTATCTTGTCGGTGTAGGGCGCAAGAGAATAGTCTCTGCTTCCGTATTTATCTCTAGGATCTGAAAGCCCATATGCTGCAAAGTCTGTATCATTTGTAGCCATTCTTCTCTACTCACCCTTTCGGTTCGCCCACTAGCAATGCTCTGGTGGCGTCTGCCCCATATGCTAAGTAGTAATCATTTATATCCATACCCGGAGGTAGTGTAACAATAGTTGAGTTAAGTATCTCATTGGCGACACGCTTAGAGAAGTCAGCACCGGGGTTAGATCCATCTTCTTTAATATCGTTATCGCCTACAACGTAGACTGTTTCATAACCTGTAAATAACTTAGGAAAGTGTGGCTTCCAAGACTGCACACCAGGTACTCCGACTGCTGGAATACCTAACATACCGCTAGTAACTACCGCATCTAACTCACCTTCGCAGATAACTATATGCGGTGATAGTGGTAGCACATCTGCCACGTTGTACAGGTGTGCCTTTTGTCCAGTTGGTGAACCATACTTAGGCTTACCATCATCAATGCGACGGAACTTAAAGCCTACGCAACCGCCACCAGCGGTGATGTAAGGAATAGATATCCACCCCTCATACATCTCGTGTCCGTTGATTGGCTCTGTTACTGTGCCAAGTTGGAACTTAGCTGCTGCAAGTTCAGATATCCCACGTTCTTCTAGCGCGACTAGAGTTTCCGGACTTACCTCTTGGGCGTATCTCTGCGCCGCTTCCAGTAGCAATTTCGACTGCACGTTTGAGGCCATCTCTAAACTCCAAGTTCTCTATGATGCAGACAATACTGACTGCGTTACCACCCTTGCCGCAGGTATGGCAAAAGTACAAATTGTTATAAGTATTTATTACAGCAGACCTGCGTGTGTCGCTATGCAAGCAACACTTAACTGATACATCTTGACCTTCTCGTACTTCACCACCGAAGTAGGAAACGATTGGGCCTATGGGGATTGAGTTTGCAGAAGCGGAGTTCTTACTCCCTCGACCTTTACCCAACCTTGACCAGTCTTGTGCTGGCATACACATCCCTCGCACTTCTCGTGCCAATGAGCTGCACGCTTTAGATGATTAGCCTTGTTTTCCTCACCGGCTTTATAACAGTTAGAACAGATCACGCTTGATCTTCTTCCTCATCTAGTGCAAGTTCTACTACTTCATCGGTGCTTAGTATTTCTGACGTGGTGATTTCACCTTCTGGTACTGGCATTATTGTTTCTCCTTATATTCTTGATGAAAGATTCCTTTTTCTTTATGTTTGTTTAACAGAGTGTGAACGCCCTTTTCAGCGGTGCCACCAATAATTAGTCCACATTCGCATACAAATGAGTAATTTGGTGGTGAACTAATATAACCGATCCCTTCGTTATAACTCATTCCTTCTCTTTTAACCATTGTGCTAGATCCTGAATGACCCAGGCTTGATCTATTGAAGCGTTGCGACGCTTAACTATTACATAAGACAGTGGTACTTCCCCGATACCTCTAGCCTTCGCATAGTTAAGCGCCTCAACTTGTGCTTCTCTCCAGAACTGAGGCAAGGAAAGCGTTGCTCTGTTCTTGAGTTCAAGGATGTAAGTTTCCCCTGCGATAACAGTTACGATGTCGCCCTCATCCTTGGCCCCAGCTTTAGTCAGACGCTCTGCAATGGCACCCATCTTACGTAGCCACTTCATTACATCTGTCTCAAACTGAGAACCCTTAGTCTTGTTGTACTGACTCATCTACCAATACAACCTTGTTGGTTTTGTAAACCATTTGTCCTTCTTCATCTTTGACAATCTCGACGACGCCGGACTGGATCAAAGCATTGAAGAAGTTAGCCAAGTCAACTTTAAGTATGGCTACTTCTCTATCAATATCACTCATCTTGCTTCTCTTTTCTATTGTTGTACTGCGTAGTTGCCTTGATATCCAGCGATTACATCATTCCTTAGCATAACACCCCACGCATTTTTATCAGAGATCTGACAGGCTGCGTAGTTTACAAACAGCGTCGCAAAGTCCTTACCATCTGCAGTGTGTGGCCCAAAGCGGTTCTTCACAGCAGCCACCTTGAGTTCACCGTTAGATGGATCATAACCAAGCGTCAAGATTAACGCCGGGAGCTGACTCACCTTCCCGTGAATCGCACGTCTAGCAGGTGGGTTAGATGGTGATCCATACTCACTCTGCTCAGAGACGTGGTGTAATACAAGTACGCAGGCTTCGGTCTTACGTGCCATATCGTGGAGTTCCATCATTATCGCACGTAAGCCAGCCCACTCGTTGTCAGTCTCTGCTGCAACGTTCATTAAGTTATCTATAATTATTAACTCTGGAGCCTCGCCATATAACTCCACATATGCTCTGATCTCTAACTCGATATCGTCTAGTGATGGCGACGAATCAAAGACCCATTTGATATGACTTAACTTGCCAAAGTGTTTATCGTAGTAGTGTTTATCGTTAGATAAGTTTAACTCCACCGATACCTGTGAATGACCGGATGCAACAGATGCTGCTCTCATCATTACAGTTGTGGTATCTGTATCTGCTGAAAAGAAAAGCGTTGATACGTTTGCCTTCATCGCATAAACAAGTGCAAACATAGACTTACCAGCGTTAGGTGCGGCAGCTACCATACAGACCTGTCCTCGACGGAACTTAATCTGCTTTGCTGACAGCGCCTGCCACACGTCAGGTAGTGGTGTTGCTTTGGTAAGCACCCCACTCCAAGCACGTGATAAATCAAGCACAGAACTCTCCAAACGGAAGGACTATATTATTTTTTCTACGTATTTCTTTTCTTTGGAATTCGGTTAAACCACCCCAGATTCCAAAGCGTTCGTGTCTAACGCCCCAGTCTGCACACTCAGCCTTGTGAACACAGCTTCCACAAATAGAGACAATAAGTTTTTTTTCAGGAAATGAACTGCTGTTTTCTACTGGGTAGTACATCTCCGTATCTATGCCTCTACAACGTGGTTCCTCGAATTGCCAAGGACCACGCATCCGTTATCGGATCCAGATAGTCTCGCACTTGTCTGTTGCACCCTTTGGTGCAGCACACATATAGCCCTTCCAAGGACCCTTTGCTGATGTACCTGAACGGAAAGACATCACACCGTGTCGGCAAACCTGATCTCCACCTGTTGGTGCAGGTGCAGTAGCAACTGGTGTTGCATTAAATGCTGCAGCAACTGCTGCAACTGTTGGTGCTGGCGCTGCTACCGGTGCTGGTGCTACTACACCACCTGATAGTTCATTACCAGTAGCACGAATGTTAAGTGCGTTCATTGCAAGATCTGCAAGACCTGATTCTAATTCTGTAACACTTGCTGCATACAGATTGATAAGCGTTCCATCGGCTAACTTATAGTTCACCTGGAACTTTGTTGTATCGGGTGCTGACATATTACTTTCCTCCACTTGGTTTGATGTTTAATCTAATAGATTCTTTGCCGACAACCTTCGGTAAGAAACCTAATAGTTTTTCTACTTGTTCAGAGTCAACTGTCTCACGACCTTTAACTGTTGTCCAACTGATTTGAATACCACTAGCAGTAACGCCAGTAGTTCCCTCGAAGGATGACTTCAAGGAATCTTTTTCTTTCTCTAGCTCTTTAATCTTCTCATCTAATTGCAGATATTTCAATGCGTGAGTGTCAACTTCTGCGTCCTCAATCACGACTTCACTAAGGACGATACGTTCTTTTATTATGCCTACGCAACCCATCTCACCGGATGCGTCGTAGTACTGGCAATAGTTCTTGCAGAATGAAGCATCCTTTTCAGGTGCTGGTGCCTCTGGCAAAGCCTTTACATTAGCCAACCACTGCAACGCTTCTAGCGCTGAGACTTCATCGTATGGTTCAGAGTGGACTTTAATATCCTTCTCATCACCATCACGTGCAATCGCTACTAGGTTAACTGTCTTAACATCATAGCCATTCTTAGATAGCAAGTAACCATAGACCTGCACCTGCCAACGCTGTTGCGCTGACGGGAAGTATGAAAGGTTCTTGACCTTGCTTGTCTTCCAGTCAATGACTGCACCGATACCCGGCACAAATAAGTCAACGTGTGCTTTCATATCACCATATGCAACTTCAGTCTCGACTAAGTAATCCTTACCTTCGGGATCTAATGTAGTGATTGCATCTTCGATAGCAGCGTGAATTGCAGTACCCATAATTGCAGCCAGCTTTGACTGATTCTCATTAGTATCTGGCTGTGCATTAAGGCGGTACCAAACCTTACGACGGCAGCCACCGATCTCTGATGGGCCAACCTGTGTTTGCTTACTGCGATCACGACCTGCATCTTTAGAGTGCAGTACGTGCAGTAACAGTTCCTTTGGATCAGTAATCACGCAAGTTCCTTTGCAATAGCTTTAGCAGTTTTGCAAGGGTATCTATCCCCTACCACTCCGTGTTGACAGCAAGAGCAAACTAATACGGGTTCATCGTTAAATAGAAACTCCATTGGCTTATGCACTTCTAGCACTGCACGTAGTGCAGCATATGGAGTCTCTGGAGTTCTGCTCTCTCTGTAATTCTTGCTTGCTATATCTGCTAGCAGTTCTTCGTATGTCATCGTTCATCCCTCTTTGTTAAGTAATAGTCAAGAGCATACGCCCCGACGAAACCAATTAGCAAACCGAATAAAAACTTAATCATTATTCCCACCCTTCCTGTTGAGTAACTAATTGAATCGGTGGACAGGTATTGATGTCAAGAACCGACGCGATCTTTACTGCTCTTTCTGCCACAACCTTTGCCATTAGCAGGCTCTTATACGATCTTGGCTTCAAAGAATAAAGATAACCGAGTGCATAAGGACCGCCACTTCCGGCGGTGAATAGACCGTGCTCACTTGCGTTAAACGATAAGTCTTGGCCTATCGAGAAGAGCATAGAATCAAAAGCGATTAGATAGCAGAAGCTCGCTTCTTTATCCATCTCATACCCATTGTCCTTGAACGCTTGCTGGATGCTTGGGATTATCTTCTTACCCATCCACTCAACAGGGTTAGATCCTTTGTAGACCGGAGGCTTCCAGTTATAAGTGAGGATGTCGCCAGGGCGTGAGTCGCCAGTAACGCCGAGAATGTACTTTCCGACGTGAATAATTTTCGGAGTCTGTGTGCTGATAACGCGCTGATCGTTATCGGTGATTTGAGAATCTGCCGCGAGAACTACGAAGTCAGGTCCTTGGATTCCGACGAGCGTGGTCAAGAGTTTCTCTTTTTCATATTACAAAGAGCGTGAGATGGTCTTATATTTTCCAATGTATCTGAACCGCCTTTGCTTAATGGTATTAAGTGATCTAATTGTAACCCTAGTTCCCAACCATCAGATATATATGCTTGACGTGGGGCATTAAAGTCTATCGGTATCTGACAGATATGACAGTCTGTTCCATATAAATCAAACACCTGTTGATCTGTGTATGGACTATGTCCGTTGTTTTTCTTCTGAGCTTTTCTTTTAGAAGCCATACGTCGGCTGTATTCCTTAACCTTTTCAGGGTTCTTACTAGCCCAACGTCTGTTAATCTCATAAATTTTATTAGAGTTAGCAGCGTAATATTCTTTACGACGTAATGCGTTAGCATCCTTACAAGGCTGGCACGGAATTTCACGTCTCCTTATATGGCGGGCGTAGGCAGATAAAGTTCCGCAAGGTTTCATAACAGTGAGTATAACACACCTTCGGCGTGTCGTTGGCGGATATCACATACCAGTCGCTAAAATATGAGCCGTAGGCGAATAACAGTGCGGCCCTTAGAGGGCCGACAATAGGTTGGAGGCCCGATACTATGCGGCTCCGTCTACCAACCCTGCGCTTATTCAAGCGCACAGATACCCTGCCAGAAGCCTTTGGAAGCGATCTGCGGGGTTTTGGACCCACTCACGTATGTCCTTGTGGCTCACAGGTATTCAGCGTTATGGCAGCCTTTAATGACTACGAGCTGGTCTGGTATTTCCTTGACGCTACCTGCGTCAGTTGCGGTAATTTGATCCGTGTGCCTTGTCCGGTGGACAAAGATGAATCACAAACTATCTGAGGTAGATCCTGATACTCGCAGAGCAATCTGCTCGGTTTGTGGTCCAACCAAAATAAAAACTAGAGATAAGACCAACGCAACCCTTGCTGGTCAATACCGTTGCAAGACTGTCTATAAAAGAAACATCCAGAAAAGCCAATACCCATACACCCTGCATAAGAAGGATACCTGTCAGCACTGCGGGTTTGTTCCTGAACATAGCAGTCAACTTGACGTAGACCACATAGACGGTGATCGTTGGAACAACGACCCTGCTAACCTGCAAACTCTCTGTGCTAACTGCCATAGGCTTAAAACTATGCAGAATGAAGACTGGTCAGAAAACAAAAAGAAGCCCCCCACCCAGGATTTCTCCTGAGCAGGGGGCATTTGCCTCGCGCTTATGGGCTAATTACTTAGCACCACGTCCAAACTCTGTTGCCTTTGGATCCATTACCTTTAGCAATGGACCGGCGATAGCAGCTACACCTGCTGTTGCTAAAGCCTTTGGATCTGTAACTCCTGCAAGCCATAGCGCAATTACTGACGCTATACCAGCACGAAGATATGTTGATGCGATTGCAATCAATTTCTCTTTGTTCATTTTATCTCCTTCTTCTTAGGTAAAGGTTTGGGTAAGTTAGCCTTTACTTTGTTAATCGTCTTGGGCTTGGGGAGCCAAGTAAACCAAGGCGATGTGTCTTCTCCACAGTTCTCCTTTATGGAGATGTGAAGATGTTTGTGGTGTTTATTAGGACCGGTGTAGTCGCGGCTACCCTTGTCCTTTGACCAGATCTTGCCAGCAAATATTAAGTACTTAACACGTGGGTCATTCTGCAAATTAACAAAGGCATAAACACAGTCAATACCATTGACAGGATCGTGTGTTATGTCTACCGCGTAACCTGAGTTATGGTCAGAGTTCGGGTTCTGATGCACGTGTGCTGCTGATGGTAGCAACCCATCACTTGCTTTCTTGCGCTTAGGAAAGTGCGCTGTTGCTTGACGCAGCGCTGCAATAGCTGCAGGTGTTGCCTTCTTTGCTAATGGAATCATTACTTCTCCGCTATCAGTTTGTATAGGTCGTCAATACGTTCCTCAAGTCTTTTGACGGAATCTTTAAGCGAACTGCCACCATTGGGTTTAAGTTCGTTTAGGTAGTGCTTGACTAACCAATTAACTCCAGCAGCGAATCCGCCAACTATTGTTATTACGGCAACCGCTACTGTTGCATAGTCTTGTGCTTGCATTAGACCGTCCTTATTGTTACGAGAAGCGTGCCGCCAAAGCCAGAGAAGCGCTTATCTTCTGGAGTCTTATTGATGAAGTCCATCTCTTCGATGATGCCAAGGTATTCTTCACCGGTTCTAAAGTCCTGAATACGGATGGTGTCGCCAACATTTTCAATGGCTTCTAGTTGAGACATACGTGCATAGGCAGATCCTTCATAACCCACTTCGTTGCTGAACTTGTCGCTCTCGTGGTCATAGCAGAATACCGGGTATTGGATCAGGCGCTGACGTGGAACTGCTGGCAATGACTTTAATTGGTAGCCAGTAAAGAGTGGACCCTTGGTAGAGTCGGTGCTTGATCTAGTCATAGTAAACTTGAAGCCAAGATACTCTTGTGAAGTAGTTGGGTAGTTCACGTTGATCTCAGGCACTGGCGTTCCTTGTGAAAACGAACCAATGTTATATGTAATATCTCTTGAATCAATAGATTCAAGGTTAATGCCACCATTGGTTGTATCAATACGAGCTTGCAACAGTTTGTAGATCTTAGTCTCAAGTGTGTTGTAGCGGATATAACCAGTACGTAAGTAGCCTTCTGATACTAAGTCTGTAGATTCAGCCCAGATGTTATTGCCTGTAGCAAATGCTGCTCGATCTGAGTTACCAAAGAAGGCAACTTGAGATGCAGTTGCAGCAGTTCCAAGGGCAATAAGATCCCAAGCCCAAGGAAAATACAGAGCGTTAGCGATGACAGTTGTGGATAGATCAGTGCGAACTAGACCCGCTTCGCCATCTACCTTTGTGGCGATATAGGCATAACTATCTTTGAAAGCAATAGCAGTACAGGCAGCATCTCTAAAGAGTAATGGCCCATACTGCACATCTCCGGTTGCGTCAGCAACGCCGACTCTAAATCCTAGGCTAGTTGCAAGGATTGCATATGTACCAAGGTAGACATCAAAGTCATTGATGCGCTCACCGTTTGGCATATCAATAATTACAGTAGGTGTGCTAAGGGTTGGAAAGCCTAAAGAGTTTGGAACTGCAGCATCTAAGGTAATCTTAAATACAGATGATGAAGTTCCATTAGGATCATAACCTGAGATATAAATAGCATTGGGTCCTTCAGAGATACTTGACCATACCCAGTTAGCGTTAGGATGAGTAAATAAAGCAGTAGGTAGTGCTGCAGATGCTGTAGCATTAGCATTTAATTCATAGATAGCGCTACCAATAGCGGCAATAAGGCGCTGTTTTACGTAGCGGATGGTTGCTCTAGTTACAGAAGGGGTGTTGTAGATTTCAGAGTCAGCAGGTGTTGCACCTACTGAACCTTTGTGTACCTTGGTTCCATTGATGAAGTAATAGTTTGATCCATCAGTTGTAAGGCTGTAGATGGTTGATGCTGTGCCAGCCTGAGAAATAGTTGTAGGAGTTCCTGCGCTAGTAATCTTCTTTAGCGCTGATCCATCTGTAATAAAGATACAGTCATTGGTTCCATCATTGACGCCAATCATTTGAGCAGGTGCTGAGCCTGAATAGAAACTGGCTGTGTCGTTCAGCAGTGTTGCTTGGCCTCTAGTCCAGACATCTACACCTTTAGATTCTGTGTATTGAAAACGCAGAGACTCTTCCTGAATAGGCTCAAAATACTTAATCCCCGCTCCTAAGTGGAACGAGGATTGAGATCTAACCCACCAACCAGTGAGTGTCTGCTCACCAGGTTCTCGTGTCTGGTCAATCTGTTGCTTGCGATACTGCGCCGTTACTCGACGATAAGGTTGTTCATCGGATGCAGCAAGAAAGAATGGCAGCGATGCAAAGGCTACGTCATAGGCTGGTCCAGTTGGAATATAAGCAGTGGATCCTGCAGGGTTGGAGAGTACGTAGGGTATTCCCTCGGTTATATCATCGCCATAGGGCATTGCTTCTCCTTAGTATATTTGTAATTCCGATTGATCTACTGCATCATCAATATCCCGTGCTAACGGGAAGATGTCTTCAGTTAGACAGTGCTGCAATCTCTTCACCAGTTAAGCCCAGTGCTGCCAGCTTTGCCTGTGCTGATAGTTTGGCATCAGCCTTTGCTTCTGCTTCTGCATCACGCTCTGCCTTTTCAATAGCAGCAGCCTGTGCATCTACTGCACGCTGTTCGATCTCTTCTGGCGTTAGGTCAACATAAGTCTGTGTACCTTTAGCCAAGTCAACAATTAGTTTCTTATCAGACATTTTCTTCTCCTATAATTACTACGTGTGTGGCATCTGGACAAGACCAAGTGCAAGTCTCTTCGTCAAAGACCACGCTCTCGTGGCACTCTGGCTTAGGTGCAATGAACGCATCGCGGGTTGCATCGTATGAGTAACCGATACCTGCATAGTTCTTGCGGATGTTGCCGTTGTATGAAGTCTTAACCCAAGTACCGCCGAGGCTATTCATAAACGCTTCGCCTTCATCTGGCTCGCTGTTATCGCCTACAAGTACACGGAGAACAATGTTGTTCTCATCTATCTCTGCCCAATGACTCATTCTATTTCTCCTTATGCTAAGTATCTAATTATAACAACGCCTGAACCACCTGCACCGCCAGTATTTGCTGCAGTTCCTGCACCACCACCGCCGCCACCGGTATTTGCTGTGCCAGCAGAACCGCCTGCACCACCACCACCTGTAGCGGTTCCAGCAGTAGTACTGCCACCCTTACCGGCTGCTCCACCACCAGATCTTTCTACAGAACTTCCGCTAATAATTGAACTTACCCCAGCACCACCATTACCAGATTTGGTGGTAGAACCATTTTGTCCAACTGCACCAGCACCACCGCCGCCACCAGCGCCATAGTTTGCAGCGGTTGTATTTTGTCCACCTGCATAACCTTGGTTAGCAGTTCCAGCGGCAGTTGTCCAAACGGCTTGGTTTGTTCCACCACCACCGCCACCGCCTGAGCCACCTGAGATACCAGGTCCGGTAGTAGATCCAGCATTTTGCTGTCCTACACCACCACCGCCACCAGCAGTAGAAGTTATTGTTGAAAATACTGAGTTGCTACCGCTGCTGCCTCGAACTCCTAGACCGCTGCCACCCGCGCCACCAGCACCAATGGTTACTGTGTAACCAGTTGCAGATAAACTAAGTGCTGTTTCAAGTGTGCCACCACCGCCTGTTGCTGTAACAGTTGATCGAAGACCACCTGCTCCACCACCGCCACCTTCGCCCGCAGTGGAAAAAGTTGGAGATCCACCACCGCCACCGCCTGCGGCTACCAAGTAATCGCAAGTTAATCCAATTTGCGGAGTAAATGTGCCACTGCTAAGAAACGTGTGGTACCAGTAAGTTCCATCATAATCAATGATGTTTCCACCACTAGCCTTTGGCGCAATGGCGGGTGTAGTGCCGAGTGCTGCTAGACCGTAGAGGCTGAAGGTTGAGTTGGCTACGAATGATCCTGCTTCTGGAGTAATTACAATAGATGATATTGCAGCGTTATCAGCCCAAAGTCTAGCCAACATTCCAACAAGAGCTTGAGACGCATTATTTTCTTGTGCATAATCAACTGAAGAAGATTTTTGCGTAGTAGTTGAATTATAATTTGGAATATAAATTTCTGTGCTAGAAAATGTGTTTGCAGTAGCACTTGCTGCGTCTATCCATCCGACCCAACCGTCTGTATAACTATTGCTATAAGCACTTGTTCCATCACCATAAAGTTGTCTAGCAGTATAAGATGTTGTAGAACTATTGTATAATACTTTCATTGCAGTATAGGCTGAAGCATTAGAACTTCTTGCTGAAACAACAACCTTCAAATCGGTATAACCAGTTTGCGGAATATTGGCAAATGTTACAGATGCAGTATCAGCATTAAGTTCGATGCGTTCAAGTAGTACATAGTTATTTGGCATTACTTTGCATACCTCACAATTACTAGACCTGAACCGCCACTACTGCCCCAACCGTGTCCACCACCGCCAGTAAAAGCCATACCACTAAAAAGATAACTACCACCACCGCCGTTGCCGCCGGTGCCTTGTGTTAATTGTCCAGAGCCACCGCCACCACCTGCATACCAATAGGTTCCACCAACATTTTGTCCTGTGTTAGTTGCTGCGCCCCAAGATGAGTAAGTAGATAAACCAGCACCACCATTGCCGCCAATGATTCCGCCAACGTTAGATGTATTTTGACCGACAGCACCCATACCACCACCGCCACCGCCTGAGTAACCTGCAGTAGCTTGGTTTCCACCAGCATATCCAACGCTTCCAGCTCCACCGTTAGCAGAGTAGGCTCCACCGCCACCGCAACCACCAGATAAACCACTGGCATTAGTTTGAGTAGTACCTCCACCACCACCTCCAGGTGATGATGTAAGAGCAGCAAATTGAGTTGCACTTCCAGAGTTTCCTCGTGCTGCGTTTATTGATCCTTGAACACCAGCACCGCCAGCACCTACAGTTACTGTATAACCAGTTGCTGTTAATGCTTGTGAAGTAAAGTAACGTAAGGCACCGGCCCCACCGCCACCGCCGTACCATTGTCCACCAGCTCCGCCACCTGCTATTTGCAAGATGTCGCAAGATAGAGATTGGTTAGGTGTAAATGTTCCAGAGTAATTAAACGTGTGGTAATAATAAGTGGCATCAGATGTGATAACTCCACCAGTTGCTTTAGGTGAGGTTCCTGTACCTTCGGCTTTTATTCCATACAACGAGAAGGTGGAACCGGTGTTAAAGTTTACAGAAGGGGCAAATAATGTTATAGAAGTTATTGCAGCAGTATTACGCCAAAGACTTACAAATGCACCCACGTTATATCCAGAGTTATTACCTCTGGCTAAACTGGTTTTATATGTAGAACTATTTGCATAATTCATAAATTGAATAATATTTATTGTTTGATTTGCGGTTCCAATAAAACCAGTTAGTGCTGCAGTTTCCCCTGATTGACGATAAGAAGATGCAGATGTTCCATCACCGCTTACTCTTGTAGCTGAATAAATTGTAGTGGTATCACCATTGGCTCGCCAATAAATAGAGTTATCATTGGTCGAACTAATAGCGCCTTGTACTATTATAATCAAATCGGTATAAGTTGACGGGATAGAACTAAAAGTTACTGAGGCAGTTGCAGTTCCTAGTGTAACTTTATCTAATGCAACGTATGTATTGGTAGCCATTATTTAATCCCATACAGAGCGAAGGATGAGTATTGAGTGAAGTTTCCAAGGTTTCCTGTGTAGATTGAATAACTTGTGATTGCAGATGTTGATAGCCAAGCGCTAGAAACAAGCTGTACGTAGCCTGAACCGTTGGCATCGTAGCCACCAATGCTTCGTATGGTTTTATTTTTTGACGTACTAGAATAATCAAGAACATCTATAACTACTGTATTAAATGTGTTTGCTAATGAACTTGATCCCAAGTGATATGGAAGCCAACCGTAAACCTGAGATGCTTGACCACTAGCTGATGCAGATGCACCATCGCCGCTAAGAAAATGTCGAGAATAGTTTGAGGCGGAATCTCCATTAACTCTAAAAAATGTATTATATGGAGGACTGGCTGCTGATGCTGGTCTATAAATACCACGAATTTGCAAATGCTTATAAGTGTTAGGTATGTTGACAAAGTCAATGCTTGCAACGCCACCTGATGGCACAGTTACTGTAGCCAAAGAATCGTAGGCACCTTCCGGTTGCCACAGATTGGCAGACATTGCTGAAGCCATAATTCCTAGAATTGGCATTAGATAGTTACCGTTCCTGTTCCTGCAGTAAAGCGATAAACTCGATAGCCAGCACGTGTTGGTTGTGTATAAGTCAGCCCACCAGAGATGCTAGTTAAAGCTGGATAAGTATCTGGATAAGCGATAACAACAATTCCGCTTCCACCAATTCCGCCTGCACGAAGATTCTGATCGGTATCTTTCTTTGCACCACCGCCACCACCGCCGGTGTTTGCTGCGCCATTTGTTCCATTGGTGCTATTTGATGCACCAGTTCCACCGCCGCCTGTGCCACCTGCGCCAGAAGCGTTACCACCTGCACCACCACCGCCGCCATAAGTTACTGATGTGCCAGTGATAGAAGATGCTACTCCAGCGCCGCCAGTTGTACCTGAACCTGCACCACCGGCACCACCACCTCCTCCGCCATAAACATCTGAAGTTCCAGAAGATTGTCCAGGTGCGCCATTGTTACCTTGGCCTGCTGTTCCAGCAGCACCACCACCATTTTGTGGACCGTCAATGTCAGCATAGCCACCACCGCCACCACCAGAACCGCCTGATGTAGCTCCAGTGTATGGTCCAGAACCACCAGTACCACCTGCAGTAGAAGTTATTGAAGCAAATACAGAATTACTTCCTGCTCCACCTACAGTTACTGTATAAGAAGTTCCACCTACTACAGAAAAACCAGTTGCTGTTCGCACACCACCAGCACCGCCACCACCGTTTGCTGCTGAAGCAACAGTTGATGTAGCAGTACCAGAACCACCGCCAGCGACTACAAGGTAGTCAACTGTTGGTGTTTTTGTAGGTGAAGTCATAAAGCCGTAACCCTGTGCAGATGCTCCAGCTTTAGTTCCTAATAAAGGCATTACTACTCCTTATGCAAACTTTGTCTGGGCGGCTAACACTGTATAGGTTGGAGTTGAAGCAGTTTTAATAATAGTCAAAGAGTAAGCATCAATAGATGATGCGTTGCCCGCAGCCGGAGCAATTCCACCTTGCCACTTTGGAGTAACAGCAGATCCATCTATCTGATAGGCAGTTGGATAATATGCAGTTGCGCCATTAGTAGCCAAGAACACAACGGTTATTGAATCGCCTGTAGCAAGCATTGAGTTAAGCGTAGTACCCGAACTGCCTCGAACATTGAGAGTCCAGTTGGCGCTAGAGTTGGTTGTGTAATAAAGAACGCTTTGCGTTACAGCGTCAAAGTTAATAGTTCCAGTTGCTGCTGTGGCAGATACTGTAGTGCGCTCTTCTGGTGAGATAAGAACTGTGTTAGTGCTTGTGCCACCAGTGATTGCTGGAGTAGCGATTGTTCCAGTGTTGATCGTAGGACTGGTTAGAATCTTGTTAGTCAAAGTATCGCTAGTTGCCCTGCCTACCAAAGTATCGGTAGCAGCAGGCAATGTCAGGGTTGTAGTGCCAGCAATAGCAGTTGCTTGGACAGTAGTAGTTCCTGATGTAGATCCACTGAATCCAAAGGATGCTACAGGTGAGGCGTTGTTACGGAAGAAGATTAAGTCATCTGATGTAAGCACGTGCTTAACAGTTGCTCCGGCAGTATGTGATATACCGATAGATCCTGCAGTTCCTGTGCCAGCCTGACCTCGACTGATTGTTAGCGTATCTCCAGATACTTGCGTTACATAAACAATTTCTTCGTTGACCGTATCAGGATCAATAGCAACGGTGAAGATATCTATGTTACCAGCAGCAAGTGATACGCCACCAAGCAAAGCAGTAGCAGTACCTGTTGCGACTGTCATAGTAGTAACAGTTGTATTGATACTGCTAGCCAGCGTTGTCTCAACGCTAATGCTTGAATATTCTCTAGTCATTTATCTGCCTTACTTTGTGTAATGGATACGGATTGGATACTTGTCTTGAAGTTTAAGCGCTTCATCATTTAGTCTTTGTTGATACAGAGCATAGATATAGCGAGATGAAGCAACGCCTGCTGTGCTTGGAATCTTGGTATCGTTTAGGTCAGCTTCTGCTGAACTCAAGTTAATGCGACCAGCATCTACATAAGATAGTAACTTGTAGCAGGCTCCGAGGATTACTACTTCAACTGATGAGGCAGGTAACCCTGTTACATCTGTGTAGTCATCTGTTGGGTTATCTAGAGTATTAGGTGTAGTTGTGTAATACACCTGTACTGTTCGTCCGGGTTGGATGTTCTCGTAAATGTTTACAGTGTTTGTTGTATTAAATGCTGCAATGTTTGCCATCGGATCTGCACGCCAACGGTTGATAGGTAGCCATTCAAGGCTTGAACCTGTTGTCTGCCAAGACATATAGAGCACTGATTCAAGATCATCAGGTAGCGGATATGTAGTCTGGCTTGCATTAAAGGTAAAGGTAGTTGAGGCAACAGCCCAGAGTTTAGGATAGAGGCTATTGATAACATCGTTGATAGCCTTCTTAATCATTACCTTTGGAAAGGTTGGACTAAGAGTTACTTGGGCATACTGTGCGTGTGGTGAGGCATTAGTGTTTTGATAGCCTCGACCAAATCCTGGAGCTGCATTAAGTGTGCTGCTTGCTTGGCTAAAGTTATCAATCCAGATAAGTTCATCATCAATTTCAATGATGCCTTTGGCTAGGTTGGAACTAGAACCGATAGTCATAGAAAGATCGGTAGATGATATAGCACTATTTAGATAGGTTACTCTGTCTTGGCGCAGGGTGTAACCTGCTAGAGATGAGCGAACCTCATCTATCATATCGCTAAGTGTTGGCATTATTTCCTCTCATACCAGCCATCTCCCCATAGAGTTAGCAGTCTTGCAAAGTATTGTTCGTATTGTGGTGCAATAGCATCTAGTGAATACAACGCTACTGCTCTCTTATGTATTGCTACTGGGTCTAAGTCCTTGACCCATTCTGTTGCTACTGCAAACTCCATTGCATTTCTGCAACGGTATCCAGTTACTCCATTTGGGTTAGTCTCTGTAAAGGCTCCCCAGTCTGTAGTAATTGTCGGAGTACCGCAGGCTTGCGCCTCAATTACCACATTGCCAAACGGTTCGATATAAAGCGTTGGAGCAAATAGGGCAATAGCGCCACCCATTAACTTTGCTCGTTCTTCTGGTCCAACAGGTCCTACCCATTCACCATATTCAATCTTTGGGTTATTGCCCGGACCTGCCATAATCAACTTAACGCCTAGTTCTCTGCAGACGTGTTGTGCTACAACTAAACCTTTGCGATCTACCATACGTCCTACGTACAGGTAGTAATCTTCTTTCTTCTCTTGCAACGGGAACATCTCTGGTTCTAAGTAACCAGGTATTACCGCATCATAGAAGTTGCCATCTACTAAAGTCGGATTCTTAAACATTGCATAGATGCTGTGCATCCAAGCGTAAGACTCAAATACTTTGTACTGACTAAATACTCCACCGTAACCAACGCCAAACTCTACGCTCATATAGTCTGGATAGGCATCTGCGATAGGCTTCTGCGAAGCACCACCAATCAGGCAGATAAAGTCCTTATGTTGCAGACGTTTACCTAGTTCAGCTATGGCATTACTATTAAAGATTCGCCAATGCGGTAACGAGTTATCAAAGGCAGCTTCGGTGTAGTGCTTACCACCGAGTGCTTCGTCCTGCTGTTCTTTAGTAATGCAGGTGATGAGTTCATCAACCGGTGCTTCGTTATCTTCTCCAGCATAGAGATAGACCGTATGGCCTAGACTCTTCATCATTATACAAAAGCGTCTTACCTTCTCGGTATAGGCGCAGTTGACGTAATCTTTAGTTGTTTGTGTATGTGGCAGGCTTATTACGTGGAATCTCATAGTCCGAGATTATACTATGTCTCCGACAATCAAGAACGTATTACTCGCCGTACAGATCACTGTGGCGGCAGACTTATTAGTTCGCAGTTTAGGCGCTGTAGTTGTAGCACCTGTTGACAAGATAGTTACGCCAGCACCTTGAGCAAAGGTTACTTGACCTGCTCCATATTGGACTACGTGGATCTGGTCATTAGCACTAAAGACTGATGGTGGCACTGTAAGGGTAATCGCAGAAGCGTTATTCAAAGTAACGATATCGCTAAGATCTCCAATAGCAAGAGTATATGTGGTTCCAGTCTGGGTGTTAAAACCTGCAATGTTGCCAACGCCAGTAGCACCTGTTGCTCCAGTTGGTCCAGTTAATCCTGTTGGTCCTGTAGGACCAGTCGGTCCGGTTGCACCAGCAGGTCCTGTAGCACCTGTTGCTCCAACTGCTCCTGTAGTTCCAGTAGCACCTGTAGGACCAGTAGCACCTGCAGGACCAGTAGCACCTGTAGCACCAGTTGGACCAGTAGCACCGATTAGACCTGCAATACTAAAGTTCCAGTTGTTATGCGAGCCACTACCAGCAATGGTATCTACGTTAATAATTAACGTGCCACCACCAACATAGGTAGTAGGACCTTCCATAAAGTAAGCTGGAGTATCTGTATGGATTGCTCGAACTCTTTCACCAGCAAGGTATGCACCAGCGTAACTTCCAGTTAAAGTAAATGTTTTTATACCAGTACCGATAGTAATGGTTGAAGTAGATGTTACTGCTGAGTAACCTGGACCTGTGGCTCCTGTTGGCCCTGTAGCACCTGTTGGTCCAGGAACGGTACTTGCAGCACCAGTAGGACCTGTAGGTCCTGTGGCTCCTGCAGGGCCTGTAGCGCCCGTAGGACCGGCAACTGTGCTATCAGCACCTGTTGCACCAGTAGCGCCTGTAGCGCCTGTGGCGCCTGTTACACCAGTGGCACCAGTTGGACCTGTAGCACCCGCAGGTCCTGTTGGACCAGTTGGGCCTGTCGCTCCACCGATACCTTGTGGACCTTGCTGTGCTGAGAATACTAAGGATTGGTTCGGGGTAATTGATTCGATAACTACAAAAGTGGTCATAGCGTTACAGCCCCCGTTACGATAAATAAACCTTCAAGGTATCTAGTGATAGTAGATCCACTGTTTAGTACTAAGTCATATGAATAACGACCCGGAACGATTGGCTCTGTAAGAGCTGCAGACAGGGTAACTGTTACGGTTCCTGTAGCACCAGTAATAACCATACGACCATTATCAGTAGTGGCAGTTATTGTTGTTGTAGTAGACCCAACGAATGGGCGCACTGTCATTGTTCCGGTGTAGCCAGTAAGGTTGATCGGAACAGCATCGTTGTTGATCGAGAATTGAAAATTAAATGTGGTTGCTTGCTCGCAGATTAGATTAAATTTAGCACTCACGATGAGATACCTCTGAGAGCCTGCGCTGCAGGTAGTTGAAAAGTACTAGCGAGAGCGTTACATACACCGTTATAATCAAGGCGGTTGGTGCTAGTCGTACCCGCAATCGCATTTAATACTCCTACTGTGTCTGTTAAGTTTGTTGTTACTGAACGCTGAACCGCCCACTGACGGGCAGCAAGTGCTTCACCTACCATCGCCCCTGGTGCTCGATAGGTGCCACCATTAGCCAGACGATTAAGTTCATCTAATAGCGTTGTACCGTATTGTCCTAGTGCCACCTATGTCTCCTTACTTCTTTTTGCGAGCTGCTGCTGCGTTATCTACTAAGTTTGGATAAGGACGTCCTGCTGCCTTAGCCTTTGCTTTTGCTGCCGCCTTTTGTGCAGGCGTTAACTTCTTTGACTTCTCTTTAGGATTCTTTGAATCCCAAAATGCTACTTTCTTTTTCATCTGCAACTACAATCCCAAGCGCGAAGCGACTTGTTTATTCTAGAGTTCGGATCTTTAGCGGTTTTAGCAGAAGTCAACTTAGACTTCATACCGCACATACGACCACAGAAAGCCTTACGTCGCCCCGCAGCCTTAGGTGATTTAGCAGCCTCAGCCTTTTTGACTGGAGGCTTTAGGTTCATCCCCTGCGCTTTAGCAGAGGCACGACCCTTGGCGTTAAGGCCACCCTTTGGGTTCTTGCCTTCTGCTCTTTGCCACGCACTAGCCAATTTCTAACTCCTTTTGCATAACTGATTTACAAAATGCAACTACGTCTTTATGTGCAAATTCTGCTTTGCATACATTGTACATAAAAACTACAATTTGAACATTGTCTTTTATATAAGGTTTTGAACTATCTATTCTATCTATAGAAGGAACCCAAGGGTTCTTTGCGTGAAGAGAGTCTGAAACTTGTGTGGTTAAATCAAAGGGTATTCCAGTTACTTCACAGTAACCTTTTTCTATTTTTTCATAAATCCATAACGAGTCAAAATCTGGTTCTTGCCAACCCATATACTTTGCTCTTTTATGGGCATTGCCCCAAAGTCTTTGTGCTCTAACTTTTACTGGGTTGTCTTTATCCCATTTACTTTTAGAACATTTATTACACCAGCCAGATCTACCTTTTCCAAACTTAACGTTTGAACGTAGGCATATGATACACGCTGGAGACTTTGCCATTACTTCTTCTTACCCATTTTCTTCTTAGACATCTTTGCTTGTGATAGTGCAATAGCAATCGCTTGCTTCTTGCCCTTAACGATTGGCCCTTTACTAGAACCAGAGTTCAGGGTTCCACCCTTAAACTCTTTCATTACTTTAGCAATCTTTGCTTTCTTGGCTGCCTTGTTCATTTAGCACTTGCACGCTTTCTTTGACTTACCGCACTTCTTGCACATTCCTGCCATTGGCTTCTTCTTCATCATTTTGCTGCCTTTCCCATTGCGCCGGTTTGTAGTGATTCGTATGTCTCGTACTTCATAGCACCTGCGTATTGCTTATCAGGTGTTGGGTACTTTGTAATGCTTTCTTCTGTGTAGTTTTCCATTGTTACTCCTTGAAGGTCATTTGGATCCCATCGAAAGCCTTGCCAGCCTCGTTGGAAAGTTTGACTGCTGCATCTATATCTTTAGATTTTGTTGAACGTGGTTCTATGCCCTGACGTGTAGCATCGTAATAAGACTGTAGTTCCTTATCGTGCTGCTTGGCAGTAGGCAGATTTCTGTGGTTTGCCACACCTACGCTCAACTCTAGTTCTCCTACTTTGCAACCAAAGCAATCCTCTACATATTCAGGATGCGTTGTTCGTCTATGTAAACTCATACTGGAGTAACCCAATCACCATAACCTGCATTAATGAGAACCTGTGCTTGGTAATCACTGATCTCGTACTCGTGGCCTCCAAGGAAGTAATAACTAGCTGCTGCTAGATCATCTTGGCTAGGAGTCAATGTCAAAGTAACATTAGTTCCGTTGACAATAAGTGTCTGACCACGTGCTACATCTGTAAGGCTGATTGGAATAGGACCGTCAATAGTTCCACCGTTAAACCGGCGACCAGCAAGGCGTGAGTACTCGGTGTATTCACCAGTTCCCGCGCCCCAAGTTTGCCATTGGTACGGTGTCATCAACGTATATGCCATATCTAACCTTTCCTAAGTAGCAGAGGTGGGTTTGACCCCACCCCTGCCGTTGCACTAGCGGAATTATCCGTTTGTTGCTGCAGACTCAATGCGATAGAGCGCTGCTTCACGGAGGCGTGCAAAGCCACCGAAGTAGTACCAACCGATTGTGCGGAAACGACGGAGTGCGTCAATCTCTGGACCGATAACGGTTGAGATGTCTGCAGCCTGTGCTTCAGCCAATGCTTCACGACCTGCGATGATCGCACGGTAGTTGTTGGTAAATGTAACTGTACCTGTATCCGCGCTTGACACGTTTGCTGTCGTTACTGCGTATGTGAAGGTAGTAGTTGTTGGAACAGATGCGATTGTAAATGTTCCGTTAACAGTTGTGTTTGTTACAGCAGCAACTGTTACGACCTGGCCTACGCCAAGACCGTGAGCAACTGCT